GAAATAGATGAGACCAGACAGAAAGGAAATGGAGGCATTGCTTCAGAGATTGGTAAAGGCAGTTGGTGATTGTGAGGATACAGAGGCTGTGTTGCGAATTAGCAGAGACGCTGAATCACTTCTCAAGGGCAATAAGAAAGATCCTGTATATCCAGACATAGTTACAAGCCACTTCGTATACGTCAGGGAGTGCCTAGATCTAACAGAGATTTCGAAAACTCCATTCAAAACCGTTTATTCCACGCCATGCATAAAGTTTGAATTCAAAGCGATATATGGCTGGAATGACAAAAGACTAAAGCGCATTATTTCTGCATGAGCGAAAAGCAAACCATCTTCCTAGTAGGCCCCAGGCAGCGCCAATATGCTCACCAGTGCATTAATGAGGCGCCAGATGATTACGTGTGTCACCTGGGCCAGAAGACGCGCAAGGAAGATCAGAGCGCACGTTTCCATGCCATGTGCGGGGATGTCTCAAAGCAGCTTCAGTACATGAACCGTTGGCTGACCAAAGATCAATGGAAGGTTCTATTTATTTCAGGCCATGCGATAGCTACAGGCCTTGGAGCCGACATCGTGCCGGGCCTGGAAGGAGAGTTTGCCAACATCCGGGAAAGCTCCGCTCAGATGTCCGTCAAGCGCATGGCGAGCCTGATCGAGTATGTGGCTGCATATGGAAATGATCACGAGGTGAGGTGGACAGAGCCGAAAAGGGCGAACGACGAGGAAATGATGAATAGGAGGTATGCGTGACACCAGAACAGTTTTGTTATTGGCTGCAAGGCCGGGCTGAGATGCAGCCGGACAATCCGCCTAGCGCGGAAGAGTGGAAGATTATTTCGGATCATCTCAAGCTGGTATTCAAGAAAGAAACGCCGACTCGCGTGCCTGCTCCTGGTCCGGCTGAGGTCAAGCGAGCGCAGGATGAGATCAAACGTGCCAAAGACGAGATTAAAAAGCTCCCTGATTGTTGGCCGCCGATACAACCTAGCCCGTTCCTTGGTGAGCCATACGTAAAGCCTCTTGAGGTTATCTGCTGATGACCTTCCGCTCTCGCAAATTGCTCGATTTAAGTCACGACGCGCCATGCTTCGCCGACTATCCCCATCAATGCGGAGAGTATCTCGGATGTGAACCAGCTCACAGTGACAGCCATATTTTCGGAAGAGGGCATGGGCACAAATCTGGAGATTTTGCTTTCGCCAGCCTCTGCCATGAAGCCCATATGCTGTTGGATAAGATGGAACGAGAAGAGAAGTTTTACGCTTGGCTGAGAGCGTATGCGAAGACTCAGAATTGGTTGTGGGAGAGCGAACTGATAAAGGTGGCGAAATGAATTCCTACAGGGATGAATGCCTGATAGCGAAAAGAGTTCGTGAGGGGATCATTTCGCAGAGAGAAAAGGTCTCCAGCAGAAAAAAGAGACCAGTAAAAAATTGGACTGTTTATTGGAGCATTTTCGGACCAAGGCGGAGTGCCAATGATTTCTCTGAGCTCAAGTTTTCCTTAGAGGAGAACGCGCTTAGATATGCTGGAAAAATACATCGTCGATTCTCAACATCTAGGCTGAAAGGCATGAATGAAGAGCATGTATGGGTAGTTAATGATGGACTGATAAGGTCGGAGAAATGAAATTCCCCGTTCCCATGGAAAGCTGGAAGTACCGTAATCCCGAGGTGATAGGAGATGGACTCATTGCCGAATCACAGCGGGCCGAGACGGCAGAGAAGAAGCATCTGGAGATTGCGTTGCGGCAGAACCGCAGGCGTATCAGAGCGCTTAATGCGATTGCGAAGAGGGGAGGATTCAAGAGTGGGAAATAGTGATGGTGAGGCTAGACTTGAATTTCTTCTTGATAATTGGGCCAGATGGATGAGGAAGGGTGGGTCAGTTTCCAGATGGTATCCAAGTAAATCATGTGGCTTCACAGAGTACGGAGCTAACTCGGTAGAGGATATGGAGGACACAGCAGATAACTGGATAGCATCAGCGATTGACGCGATAATTCAGGACTTACCAGATCAGGAAAGGTCGGCTATTAACCACCAGTATCTAGACTCAAAATACCGGTATCAAATTGTTTTTTACGCCGCTACTCTGCATAGCGCAAAGAAGCTGATACAGGCCGGGATAGATCGCAAGGGTATATGGTAAAAAGTGCTTGACACAGTAACGCAATTATGGTATTTTACTCTGAATAGCCATATTGCGCCCAAAATTCAACAATATAACAAGGAGCGTAACGTGAATGACCTTAACGAAGTGATGAATTATTTTGGTAGCGTCTCCCACTTACAAGAGAAGTCTGTTAAGTGGATGAGGATATCTGTCGCTTTGGTAATGATGGCATGTGCATCATACGCGATGGCTAATCCCCCGATTCTAGTAGACCGCCATACTGGTAAATACCTCGGAAATCTCAGTAATAACCAATACGATCAAAATAGCACAAGCAATCCATATGGGAGATATGGCTCTGAGTATTCTCAGGACAGCATAAACAACCCGTATGGTCAATACGGAAGCCAGTACAGTAACGATAGTCCGAACAATCCGTACGCGACTAACCCTCCCGCTGTAGTTGCTCCTTGCTACTATGGGTGTTAACTGCTAACCCAACAAAGCTCAACCAAGCCCACCTAAGACGTGGGCTTTTTTATTGCTCGACGTTTACGACGCCACGAGAGAATGGACACTGCTAACAAGCCAAAAACAGGATTCCAAAAAGGAGTAAGCGGAAATCCGTCTGGTCGTCCTAAGAAGACACAGGAAGAGCTGGATCTTATCGCTGCTTGCAAGGATAAGACACAAGACGCTCTGAATACTCTGGTAGACGTGATGAAGAACGGATCAGAAAGGAATCGCATCACTGCTGCTATCGCAATAATCGAGCGTGGCTATGGAAAGCCTCTGCAGTCAGTTGATGCGACTGTACAAGGAGTGACGGACACTCGCATCGAGTGGATTGTAGTAGATGCAAATACCAGTAGCTCCTAAGCTTGCGCCTCTGCTTTATCCAAAGCGATATAAGGGAGCGTACGGAGGACGGGGTGGGGCAAAGTCTCATTTCTTTGCTGAACAGGTAATAGCGCGGTGCTACCAGAATACAACTAGAGTTGTTTGTATTCGTGAAGTGCAGAACAGTATCAAGGACTCAGTCAAGCAGCTTCTAGGCGACAAGATAGAGAAGCTCGGATTGTCTCGGCACTTCGAGGTATTGGAAACAGAAATACGTGGCCCCAGAGGCTCCCTGATCGTTTTTAAGGGCATGCAGAGCTACAACGCTGCCAACATCAAATCACTGGAAGGGTACGATATAGCGTGGGTTGAAGAGGCCCAGACGCTATCACAGCATTCTCTAGATCTGCTTAGACCTACCATACGCAAGCCCGGCAGTGAGTTGTGGTTCTCATGGAATCCGCGGTACAAGACTGACCCTGTAGATCAGTTCTTTCGCAAGAATCCGCCAGAAGAAGCTATATCAGTCCAGGTCAACTGGAGAGATAACCCTTGGTTTCCTGATGTACTGCGGAAGGAAATGGAACATGACTTCGCAGTTGATCCAGATAAGGCCGAACATATCTGGAACGGGGCGTACGGATCGTCACAAGGCGCGATACTTGCAAGATGGGTAAATAAGGCGGAGAGAGATGGCCGAATCAATCAAGAAGTTTCTTATGATGCTGCTGGCGCTCCCGTTGATATTTCTAGCGACATCGGCTTTCGTGATACTGCTAGCTGGTGGTATTGGCAGCGCTGTCCTGGTGGGTATCGCCTACTTGCTTATGACGCCGATAGTGGCTTTGACGCAGATGATTGGATACCCAGAATCAAAGGACAGCTACAAAAAATAGGCTGCAAACTTGGGAAAGTCTGGCTTCCGCATGACGCCATGGCCAAGACATTCCAGAGCAAACATACCACCATAGAGCGGTTTCTTACTGGCTTCGGTGCCGCTCATGTCAGCATAGTTCCTCAATCAAAGAAACACGATCAGATCAGCGCCGCGCGTGATGTGATAGACCGCAGCGAGTTTCATGCTGCCCGTTGCGAGGATGGGCTTGATGGCCTGAGAGCGTGGGAGTTCGAGTGGAACGAAGACACAAACGTTTTTAGCCGTGAGCCACTACACAATTGGGCTTCTCACCCGTCCGACGCGTTTGCATACGGCTGCCAGGTCATGCAAATGAGCAAGGCAGAAGAGCCTAAGCCTAAACCCAGATATATTGAAGATGTCTCCCTGAATGAATTGTGGGAGGTAAGCCGCCTCCCAAGGGGAAGAATATAGTATATGTCAGAAACTGAAAATTATATGTTTTGTCGCGTTTTTCCTCCTACCACACCACTACACATAATCAATGTTATTAGAAAGATACAAAGAGCTGCTGTTGAGTTCGAGTTTGCGGAGCGCAAGAAGCGGGAAGAATTGGAATACAGACGAAAAAATAGGAAGTCGAAAAAATTTAATGATTCTGTTGAGTGGAAGAAGGTTAGAGAGGAGGCAATAAAACTGTATGGCAATGTATGCCATAGGTGCGGTTCTGATGAGCAGATTCAAGTTGACCACATTAAGCCAAAAAGTAAATACCCTGAGCTTGCTCTAGATATCAACAATCTCCAAATACTCTGCTGGCCCTGCAACAAGCATAAGTCATTCAGGGATGAAACAGATTACCGTAATTTCACTAAAAAAGGACGCATTTGACCATTAACCGCGACATGGCCTCGCTTAAGAGGCGGTACCTCTTGGACATTGAATTGTACGAGCGTACCTACAAAACATGGCACACACGCGGGAGAAATATCGTCAAGCGTTACCGTGATGAGCGTGATTCTCTACAGCAGCTATCACAAGCTGGCGATACTCGATACAACATATTGTGGTCTAACATCCAGACTACTCTGCCTGCTGTATTCGCTAGACTACCCAAGCCTGAAGTAAGCAGGCGCTATAAGGATAAAGACCCGGTAGGCCGTGTCGCAAGCCTCTTGCTTGAAAGAGCTTTAGAGTATGAGATCGAGCATTACACGGACTATGCCAGTGCTGTACACAATTCAGTAGAGGACCGTCTTCTACCTGGCCGTGGCGTTGCCTGGGTGCGCTATGAGCCGGTAATGAAAAGCGCTGAAATGCCTGACGGGCAGATTACCGAGGATGTGCCTGAGAGCGTTGAGGTAATCGACTACGAATGTACCCCTGTTGATTACGTGGCCTGGGAAGACTTCGGGCATAACGTAGCGCGGACGTGGGAAGAAGTATCGATAGTCTGGAGACGTGTCCCTCTTACTCGATCTGAGCTGGTTGAGCGGTTCGGTTCCAAGGCTAACCAGATCACGCTAGACCAGAAGTCAGACCTTGATGATGACGTGCTTTCTACTCCAGAAGGCGAGACGCTAAAGAAAGCCACGATCTACGAAATATGGGACAAGAAAGAGGGCATCGTCCTCTGGCTATCCAAAAGCTACGCCGAGGCGCTGGACGTTCGCGATGATCCGTTACAGCTGGATTGTTTCTTTCCTTGTCCCAAACCACTTTACGCGACAGTAACCACAAATAGCATCATCCCTGTTCCGGACTACGCGCAGTACCAGGATCAGGCGCAAGAGCTTGACCTGATTTGCGAGCGCATAGACGGACTGGTAAAAGCGGTAAAGGTTGTCGGTGTGTATGACGCATCCCAAACCGGAATACAGAGGATGCTGCAAGAGGGAGTGAATAACACGCTCATTCCTGTGGACACATGGGCTGCATTCGCAGAGAAAGGCGGCATCAAGGGGGTAGTGGATTTTCTTCCCCTGGATATGGTTGCAAAAGCCCTTGTAACGCTCTATGAGGCCCGTGAGCAGGCTAAAGCTGTTATCTATGAGATAACGGGCATATCAGACATTATTCGGGGCGCAAGCGATCCTAACGAGACTTTAGGGGCGCAACAACTTAAAGGCCAGTTCGCATCCAAGCGCCTCAAGAAGCTTCAAGACTCAGTAGCCACTTTCGCTACCGATCTGCTCCGTATCAAAGCTCAGATCATCTGCAAGCACTACCAGCCGCAGAGTATTGCCATGATATCTGGAGCGGGGCAACTCTCTCCCCAAGATCAGCAACTGGTCGGACCGGCTTTAGAGCTCCTGAAGAACGGTCAACTCAGTGACTTCCGTATCGAGGTATCAAGCGACAGCCTTATAGAAGTCGATGAGCAGCAAGAGAAGCAGAATCGCATGGAATTCCTGACTGCCGTTAGTGGCTTTATCGAGCAGGCTGCTATGGCCCCGCCTGCTCTCGCTCCTCTGCTTGGGGAAATGCTGCTGTATGGGGTTAGGGCATTCAAGGCTGGCAAGCAACTGGAAGGCACGATTGAAGAGACTCTAGAGAAGTTGAAGGAACAGGCAGCTAATCCCGCACCTCCGCCGCCTGATCCAGAAGTCATAAAGGTAGAAGCTCAGCAACAAATCGAGCAGGCTAAGTTGCAAGGGCAAATGCAGTTGGAGCAGGCAAAGCTTCAGAGCCAGATGCAAATCGAGCAGGCCAAGCTTCAACTGGAACATGGCAAGGGTCAGGCAGAAATGCAGACTGAGGCGCAACGGAACGACCTTGAAGCGCAGCGCCAAGCACAAGAGCTTGAAATGCAGCGGCAGACAGAAATGATGAAGGCTCAGATTCAGCAGGAGACCGAGCTTAAGAAAGCCGAGATACAGGCTCAGGCACAAATCACGATAGCCGAGATTAATGCCAAGGCTTCAGTAGTGACTGGTGCTGTGTCTGGCGGCGAGGAAGGTGAGCCTAAAGAGTCCAGTTCTGAAAAGATGATTCAGGAGATATTCCAGAAGGTTCACGAAATGGCGGAGGAAAGCTCTGCTCCTACTGAAATAGGCCGTGGACCTGATGGCAAGGTAATCAGCATCAAGAAAGGTAAGCGCACCATGAGCGTTGCTTATGGCCCGGATGGAAGAATGTCAGGAATTAATTGAGGATAAACAATGGCTTTAGCTTATAGCACAACGGTACGGAACGCCATGCTAGATGCAATCACTAGCGCGGCTGGCGCAAGTGCGCTGCTCAGTATTTATGACGGTGTTCGTCCTGCCACTGGTGGCACGGCAACGACTCTGCTGGCGCAGTTGACCTGTAACGCCACTTTCGCCCCCGCAGCGTCTGGGGGCGTGCTGACGCTTAATTCCATTACCCAGGACTCCAGCGCGAATGCCACTGGCACGGCGACCTGGTTTCGCATTACTACATCAGGCGCAGCTTTCGTTCTTGATGGAAACGTAGGGACTAGCGGATCGGATCTTAATCTAACGACTACCAGCATTGTTGCTACTCAGCCGGTGAGCGTTACCTCTTTCTCCATAACGGAGGGGAACCCTTGAGGCTAAAAGAGCCGATTGAGTGTAATTGTTCTTCATGTTTCAAGCCATTTCTGAGGTTCAGGAAAAGAGGGAATATGAAGGTTTGCACTACATGCCAGAGAAAATCCCGTCTCGCTCAATGGCACTTGGATAATCCAGGAAAGAAACTTGAGGCTAATAGGCGGTGGTCTGCTCTGAATAAAGAAAAAGATAAGCAGATTAAGGCTGACTGGCAAAAGCGAAACCCAGTCAAGATTGCAGAAAAATCTGCTAGATGGCGCGCGGCAAATCCTGAAAAAGCGAAAGAGATAGTAAAGAGAAGGTACTGGAACAACAGAGAAAAGATTATCCGTGACGTTGTAGAGAGAAATGCTAAGTACAGGACTCCATTATGGGCAGATTTGAACAAAATAGCCGAGATATATTCTGAATGTAGGGCAGTTACAGCAAATACTGGTATACAACATCACGTAGATCACATTGTACCGATCAAGGGAAAATATGTATGTGGGTTGCACGTTGAAACAAACTTGAGAGTTATAGACGCCGTGACCAATATAAGAAAGTTCAATCACTTTGAAGGCAACCCATAAATGGCAACGTATGATGAGCTTCTTACTGCCTCAGGCAATACGGCTCTTATCAATAAAATCCGTGTCGCTGTGGTGGTGGCTGCTGAAATTGTCAGGACTGAAGCAGGGACCGTATCCAATCACACAAACCGGCTTCTGTGGGCCAAAGCGGTATATGCCGATCCCATACGTGAAGCGCAGCGCATGATGTGGGCAGTATTGGCGCAAAACAGGGCTTTTACTCTTGCTCAAATAACCGGCGCGGACGATGCCACGGTACAGAATGCCGTGAATGCCGCTGTTGATGTCTTTGCGAACGGCTCGTAATGGCAATCACTAAGACAGCGCGTACAGTCTATGCTAGCGCGTCCTTGGCGGCTGGCGCTGGCCCGGTTTGGGGAACGTTACTGCTTACTAGCGCTCAAGGTCCTAGCCGCCTAACGTGCAAGATTACTAATGGTGCCACAGGCCCCACTACGCAATGCACGGTTAGAGTCCTGATTGCACACAATACGACTCTGCCTACTGCTGCATCTGCTGGCACGGATTGGAAGACTCTCTATGCTCCTGTTGGACCAGGTACAGGGAATAGCGCGGTGCTGGAAGTGGCATACCCCATAGGACCGGAGGTGATGTGTTTAGAGGTTGAGTTCACTGGAAACACGGGGCAGGCGGTTACTGTTGAGGCGTACTTGAGTGAATATACAAGTGTGGCTTGATGAGGTTAACGAATCAGCCACTATACCCGGCTAGGCTAGATAAGACACACCCCGCTTTTGCGGCTAGCAGTGCACAGATTATCTGTGTTGGTGATCAGAATGGTTTTCTTCGTAATGCCGGATCGCTGATTGCACAGCCTACTTTAGGCGGGACTGCTGCTTCAGGCACTACGGACGCAGGCGCAGCGTTAAAGTTTAACGGTTCCAGCACGTATCTGGACTTCGGAAATTCGAATATCCCCACAGACGAATTCACGGTCATGTGGGGCGGTATTTTCGATGCGCTGACCGGTGTTACAGGGATTGTTGACTGTAGTAATGGCTCCTCTAATGGTTGGAGCCTGTTCACTAGCGGAACCGACATGTACTTGTCGGGAAACCACTACAGCGGCGACTTGTTGGCATCCGGATGGGCAACAGGCACGTTTTATCATGGTGCTGCAAGATATAAAGCAGGTGTTGGCCCTTCTATTTTTCGCAACGGGACAAAGATTGCGAGTAGCGGTATTACTCTGTCAGGAATATCTAACCCGACCAATCCTTTCCTGGTCGGGCAACTTCGGGTAAGCAGTCCGAGGTTCATAACTGCGCGTTTTTCGTACTTTTATCTTTTTGATCGTTATCTTAGCGATGACCTGATTAAGTCTTTACAGGTTAATCCATGGCAGATATTCGAGGCTGAGCCTGTAGTCGAGATATATCCTGCTGCTGCTTCAGGCTCGACTGGCACGGTCAATTACACCAATGTCAATGATACTGTTTCGGCATCGGGAACGACCACTGTTACCGGATCGCTGGCAACGACGAACGCCAATGATACCTGCGCGGCGTCTGGTTCGGCTGGTGCTGTATCTGGCACAGTAGCTTATACCAATGCTGACGATACCAGCGCAGCAAGCGGCACGACAACCGTAACAGGAAGTCTTGCCAAAACCAATGCAAACGATACTGTAAGCGCCTCAGGCACGACAACTATAGTTGGTAGTAGCGCTACCACTAACGCGGATGATACGTGCGCCTCAAGCGGCTCTGTAGGCAATGCAGTTAGTGGTTCGGTCAATTACACGAACGCCAACGATTCGGTATCTGCCTCTGGCACGACTACAGTCACTGGCTCGCTGTCCCGCACCAATGCGAATGACACAGTAGCCGCTTCAGGCACCACGACTGTTCTAGGTAGTTCTTCCACTACCAACGCCAATGATACTCTGTTGGCTTCCGGCATCGTTGGAAGCGTTACCGGTACAGTTGCCTATACCAACAATAACGATACTTGCTCTGCCTCCGGTACTGCTGGCAGTCCTCAGCAAGGCGGACATTACGGCGGCGCTACCCTAGACCGCAAGCGCAAGAAAGAGCGCAGGCACGACGATCCAGACAAGGAAGAGCTGAGACGCTCCCTTGAAAATCTGGTTGATGGCAAGGTAGAGCAGTTAAAAGAGGAAATAACTCAGCCTGAGATACCGCAAGAGATAAAGAAGCAGGCAGCAAAGATTATTAAGGCATATCAAAAGCCTGGGATTGATCTAACGGTTATAAACAATGATATAGAAGAGATTAAAACTCTTCTACAGGCAGAAATCAGGAGGCAGCAGGACGAAGATGAAGAGCTATTGTTTATGTTGCTGTGAGGAGGGTACTGGTGGCGCGTAAGTCATGGGTACAAGTGAATGGGGAATTGGTTCCCAAAGAAGATTATGTCGTGCCAAGTCGGTTAATTATTATCCCCGATATCCAGCCATATAAATCCATGGTAACGGGTGAGACGATTCACAGCAGGGCGAGACACAAGGCTCATTTAAAGCAGCACGGCATGGTAGAGATAGGCAACGAGAAGGTAAAACCTAAGCCGATACCTGATGTGCCGGGACTGAGAGAAGATTTGGCAAGAGTAGTGTACGGCAGGTAGCACATCCCTGTGAAGGGAGTATTTCCCACGAAACATTAAGACGGAGTTTTTATGGAATCGGACGCGATAAGCGCCACCGAGGACAGCTTACGCGATAGCATCGCTGCTGCCCTTAGTGGTAGTGATGAACCAGTAGCGGAGGTTGCTAGTGAAGAAAGTTCCGGGAAGGCTGAGAAGGGCAATCAGGAGAGATCTTCTGATGGCGAATCAAAGAGAATCAGGGATGAGCAAGGAAGATTTGCTAAAGAACAATTGCAATCTGCTGATCCAGTACCTGAAAATCCAGTTGAAACAAGGGCCGAACAGCCTGCCCCTACGAGAAAGGCACCGCAGTCTTGGCGAGAAGATCTAAAGGCTAACTTCTCAACGCTGCCTGACTCAGTTCAGGAAGAAATTCTCCGACGTGAGACCGATTACAGCAAGGGCATTCAGCGTTATGCCGAGTCTGCCAAGTTCGCAGAGACCATCAAGCCAGCGATAGACAAGTGGTCTCCTTACCTCTCGCAACTACAGATTACCCCTGATAAGGCTTTCGAGCATCTTATACAGGCTGAATACAACCTGCGCCATGGTTCGCCAACGCAGAAGCAGCAAGCATTCATGAAATTAGCCAACGACTACGGAATGAGTCATTTATTCCAGTCTGGTGAGCAACAACAAGTAGACCCCAACGTACAACACGCTTTAGATCGTGTCCAGTACCTTGAAGAGCAGTTAAGGAATCAGCAGTACGCGCAGCAGCAAGAGATACAACGCAAACAGCAAGCCGAACAGGCTGAGCTCCAGAAGCAAATCGAAGAATTCTCCAGCAGTCCGAATCGCCCTCACTTCGAAGCGGTGCGCGATGATATGTCGCGTCTACTTCAGGCGGGTTACGCGGAGTCATTGGAGGATGCATACGATAAAGCTGTCTGGGCCAGACCGGACATACGCTCCACGCTCCTGAAAGATCAAGAGGCGAAGCGGATTAGTGAACAGGCGGAAGTTGCGAAATCAGCGAAGGCGAAGGCGGCAAGCATCAGGGGAACCCCCGCAGGTGCGGCTGTACCAGTAACCGGAGCAAGCATTCGTGATGACATTCTCGCAGCCATGAATGGTGTGGGGCGTCTTTAATCAATCCTCTTTTAAGGAAAAATCATGGCCTCTCCGAATCTTTCGGAAATCGTAACAACTACCCTGCGGAACCGTACGGGGAAGTTGTCGGATAACGTAAGCAAAAACAATGCAATCCTTGCCAGACTGAACAAGAAAGGCAACGTTAAGCCTGCCGCTGGTGGCCGCACCATCGTGCAAGAACTGGAATACGCGGAGAACAGCACGTACAAGCGCTACAGCGGGTACGAAGCGTTGAATATTGCCCCTTCTGACGTGTTTACAGCGGCTGAGTTCGATTGGAAACAGGGCGCAGTAGCTGTATCTATCTCCGGCCTCGAACAGCTCCAGAACAGCGGTAAAGAGCGTGTAATCGACCTGCTGGAATCGCGCATCAAGAATGCCGAGCGCACCATGGCAAACAATATGAGCGCGGATATGTATTCGGATGGCACGGCGGACGGCGGGAAGCAAATCGGCGGACTGCAAGCCTTGGTAGCCGATACCCCGACGAACACCGTGGGCGGAATCAACAGCTCTACCTGGACCTTCTGGCGCAATATCAGCTTCGATGCGACGACCGATGGCAGCGCGGCTGCTACCTCGTCCAACATTCAGAGCTACATGAACCGCGTATGGCTGCAAGTGGTTCGAGGAACAGATCGTCCTGATCTGATTATTGCCGATAACAACTACTACCGGCTGTATTGGGAATCGCTGCAAGCTATCCAGCGTATTACCTCTACCGACATGGCAGAGGCGGGGTTTTCTTCGCTCAAATTCATGGATGCGGATGTAGTGTTCGACGGCGGCTACGGCGGCAATGCGCCTTCTAATCACATGTACTTCCTGAACACGAATTATCTGTTCTGGAGGCCGCATACCGACCGCAACATGGTCCCGCTTGATCCTGACCGCTTTAGCGTGAACCAGGATGCCATGGTCAAGCTGATTGCCTTCGCTGGAAACATGACTACGTCAAACCGGTTCCTTCAAGCGGTACTTAAGGATTAAGTATCGGAATTAATTGATTTAATTGCCCTCTTCGGAGGGCTTTTTTATAAGGATAGATCATGTATTTATTTGGAATTGATCCTACCGCAGTCAAGACGTCAACAGATGTTCCTGATTTCGGTGTCGGGCAAATCGCTTTCAATATCGGTTCAGGCGGTACTAAGGGATATATCTACGTTCAGGACTCCGGCTCAGGCATTACGGGTGACGGGTATGTCGCTCTAGTAGACGGTAGCGCGTTCACTGCTGTCATGGCGTCCACCACAACTTCTGCTCCTGGAACTGGTGCGGGTAAACTTGCTGGTGTAGCACGTGCTGCGATTCCCGCGAGTGGATATGGCTGGCTGCAAATCTACGGCGCTGGTGTGGTTCGCACTTCTGCCCTCTGCGCTGCTTATACGCTCATCAACACGACCGCGACTGCTGGGCAGTTGGATGATGACGCGACGGCAGGATCTGAAGTAATAGACGGTATCGCCCTCGATGTGGCAACAGGCGCATCTGCTGCAACTACCGCCGCTTTCATCAACTGGCCCAAGGTTGGACGTACGTTGTAATCAATGCCCCGCTTCGGCGGGGTCTTTTTAAGGAGTAGTTATGTTAGCAGAGCCGACCGTTAAAAACGGCCACGTGTCTCATGGCAATGATTCAAGCGCATATGTAAGGTTTTACAAGTACAACGAGAAGGGCAGAGAGAAGGATTTTGTAGAGATTATATTCCCCGGTGACTCACGATCTGAAATGCGGCGTCAAGTGCAAGACCTTGACAAGATGCGCTGGCCCCAACAGTGGCAAGCGTATTTAGCTGGAGAGGAATCTAAAGCAGGCGGCTTTCCTCTTGAGCAATGGAGCGCAGTAGACGAGGGGATGATCCGAGACCTGAACCACAAGCGGATTTACACGGTAGAGCAATTGGCCTCTGTGGCTGACGGCAATCTAGCCAATATAGGCATGGGTGCACGTGACTTAGTAGCCAAGGCTAAGGCTTTCGTGGATGTAATGAAAGATACCGAAGCAGTAACCAAGTACGCATCTCAATATGAAGCGGTATCGGAAGAAAACAGATTGTTGCAGGAACAAAACAGGGAGCTTGCGGCGAGATTGCAAGCGATAGAAGACCGTATGGCAGAGAAAAAGACGTTAACCCTACCTAAGAAATGAACCTATTACAACTTGTCCAGGCTGCTTGCGGTGAGATGGGGATTGCACAGCCCAATGCTGTGGCATCCTCTACTGACGCGCAGATAATCCAGCTCTACGCACTGATGAATAAGGTCGGAAACGACATTATCACCAATGCGGAGTGGCAGCGCCTGGACAAGGAGTATCGGTTTAACACGGTAGTTTATGACTATACCGGGGACACCACTTCAGGATCTGCTGTTATCCAGAATCTGAGCAGCACTACCGGAATAGTCGCGAATACTTTTATGTGCACAGGATTGAATATCCCTGCTGACACATACGTTTTATCAGTGGACTCGTCTACTCAAGTAACTCTGAGCAATCCAGCCAGCGGCACGGGAACTAGCAGCCTGACCTTCACGCAGACGAAATATGCTCTTCCTTCTGACTACGACAGGCAGATCAATCGTACTCAGTGGGACAAAACGAATCATTGGGAGTTGCTTGGTCCTAAGTCTCCGCAAGAATGGCAGTACTTGAAAAGTGGGATAGTATCCACCGGGCCAAGGATGAGATACCGCATTCTAGGTGGTTATTTCCAGATATGGCCTCCTACAACTACTGTATCTCAGCTTGGATTCGAGTACACGTCTAATGCCTGGGTAACGGCTAATGACGGTACTGGAAAATCCGCATTCTCCGCTGACAGCGATACCTGCATTTTCCGTGATCGCACGATGATATGCGGCGCCAAGTACGAGTTCTTTAATATCAAGGGATTCGATACCACTGGCTTCTTTCGTGACTATGAATTGCAGAAGGCCAAGGAAATGTCTCTAGATCATGGAGCGCCTACATTGAGCCTCCAGCCTAGCGGACCTCCCATGTTCATTAGTCCCGGTTCGATACCGGATTCGAACTACGGCCGGTAATGCTTAGACCAATGGGCAGAAAGATGGTTTCTGCGGTCGCGTCTATCCCTGCGCCTGTAGGTGGCTGGAATGCGTATGACGCTATCTCATCGATGCCGGAGCAAGACGCGGTACAGATGATAAATATGTTTCCTAACGCAACGGATGTCATGCTGCGTCTAGGGCAACAGGATCACGTAACGGGTATAACCGGAGTAGTAGAGACGCTTGCTGCTTACAGCAGTGGCACAGTTAGCAAGATGTATGCATCGACCTCTGGCGCTATTTACGATGTTAGCTCATCTGGACCAGTGGGAGCAACTAAAGTCTCTGCGGGGATCACTTCAGGCCGCTGGCAGCACCTTAACTACCAGGTGCCTGGTGGGGCTGCATGGCTCTACATGGTCAATGGCGTAGACAAGCCTCTAGCCTTCGATGGTACGACATGGACAGCCGTAGACGCCGCTTCTACTCCTGCCATTACGGGTGTGACAACAACCAATCTTATTCATGTAAACAGCTTCAAACATCGTATCTGGTTCGTTGAGAAGAATACTACTAAGGCGTGGTATCTCGCTACTGACGCCATAGGTGGGGCTGCTACGTCCTTTGATGTGGGACCATTGTTCGATCAAGGCGGCTACCTGATGGCGATGGCTACGTGGTCCCTTGATGCCGGGCAAGGACTCGACGATCACGCGGTATTCATCTCTTCGAAGGGTCAGGTAGCGGTCTACCAAGGAACAGACCCGACTAGCTCAACCACGTTTTCATTGATCGGGGTGTTTAGTGTCGGATCTCCTATAGGGCGACGTTGTTTTGTCAAGTTCGGCGGAGACCTGCTTCTAATAAATAGAGATGGGCTGATGCCTCTCTCCAAGGCTCTTTTGTCTGCGCGGATTAGCAAACAGACGGCGGTGAGCAACAAGATACAGACGGCGGTATCCGATGCGGTGCTGAATTATGGTGCTAATTTCGGATGGCAGATGTTGCAATACCCCAATGCAAACATGTTGATCCTGAATGTTCCCATCTCCACGACCGAGTTTCAGCAGTACGTCATGAATACCATTACAGGCCGCTGGTGCCAGTTTACCGGCTGGAATGCTTCCTGTTGGGAGTTGTTCAATGACGAGGTTTACTACGGTACGAGCGGAGGCGTTCAAAAGGCATGGAATGGCTACTCCGACAACGGCGCTAACATTGTAGGGGATGTAATCCCGGCATTTAGCTACTTCGGGGCTCACGCTCAACTGAAGCGATGGACGATGGCTAGGCCGATTATATCCTCTACCGGAACACCGGGGATTCTCATGTCCCTTAACGTGGATTTCGACCTCTCTGCCCCTACCGGTACGCCGACTGTTCAATCTGCCGGTGGCGCTGTGTGGGACACGGACTTATGGGACGCGGGGATCTGGGGCGGCTCGCTCGTTATTCAGAAGCAGTGGCAGTCCATATCCGGCCTGGGATTCGCTGGAAGTCTTCATATTCAGTTCATTAGCAACTCGTCGAACATACGCTGGATGGCTACTGATTTCGTTTTTGAGAGAGGCGCTGTTCTTTGATTATCTGCAATCAGGACGCACGGGTTTCGGCTTTCGTGTCACAGCAGATTGGCGTTGAAGAGTGGTCGAATTGCCGTTCGATAGGGTTGGAGAAGAACGGGGAATTGGTAGCTGGGATAGTGTACGACTACTACACCGGTACTAATATCTGCATGCACATCGCAGCCAAGGGCAAGCGGTGGATGACGAAAGAGTTTCTATGGTTCATGTTTTACTACCCATTTGTTCAGTTAGGGGTAAATAGGCTCACGGGGATTATTCCTGAGTCAAATAAAGAATCGGTCAGATTCGCACAAGGGTTGCATGGTGCAAAGTTGGAAGCACGGTTGAAAGATGCCCATCCAGACGGAGACATGCTTATATTCGTTATGTTTAAAGATGATTGTAAGTACCTAAGGATAAAGGACTAATGGGAAAACCGAAGGCGCCTCCAGCACCTGATTACGCTGCCGCTGCAACCGCGCAGGGAGCGGCTAATACAGAAGCCGCAAGAACGAGTTCAAAACTCTCCAACCCGAACATCATCAATCCCTATGGCTCCCAGACTGTCACCTATGGCGGTCAGCCGGTATTCAACCAGCAGGGTTATGACGATGCGATGGCGCAGTATAACGACGCCCTTGCTAAATATAACGCTCCTTCCAGTACCGGCAATCCTGGTGTTGACTACATAAACGGTCTCACTGGTGGGAATAAAGGACCAGCTCCTGTCGCTCCTGATCGTAACTCATTCATGGTACAGAGCGGCGATCCTGACGTACCTACCGTCACGCAGACCCTTTCCCCTACCCAACAAGCCCTATTCGACCAAAACAACCGGATAAGCTCTCAATTCGGAGACCTTGCGGAAAACGCAATGGGGAATGTGGCTAAACAAGGCATTGGCACGCCCTTGGATATGACCAACATACCACCTCAAGCGGTAGCTGGCCAGCAAGGATGGGAAAACGCCTATAACGCCATTACACAAAGAAACCAGCCTTTCATGGATAGGCAGGAGTCGATGTTAAAGACTCAACTTGCCAATCAAGGTCTATCTCCAGATTCAGAGGCGTATAAAAACGCCATGATGGATCTGACGCAGCAGCAGAATAACTTTAACCTGGGCGCTCAAGCACAAGCCACTGACCAGCAGCAGGCGCAGTTCGGCATGGATACTAACGCACGTCAGAATGCCATTAATCAGGCTATTACTCTGAGAGAGTTGCCGATGAACGAGGCTAATGCGCTTCGTACTGGCTCTCAAATCAGCGTGCCTCAATTCCAGCAGTTCTCCGGCACTCAGACCGCGCCTGCTCCGATCATGCAGGGAGTTCAGAACCAGTATCAGGCCGCTCAAAATGCCTACGGGCAACAATCGGCTAACTATAACAATATGATGTCTGGTCTATTCGGTCTCGGCGGCGCTGCTGCGATGGCGCCAACAGGCTCGTTTGCTGGTCTTGCAGGCCTATTTTCAGACAAAAGGCTGAAGGAGAACATTGAAAGGGTGGGCGTCACTGATTCAGGTATCCCCATCTATGTTTATAACTACATCGGATCTGATGTCAAGCATATGGGCGTGATGGCTCAGGAAGTGGAGGAAACGATACCAGAAGCAGTCCTTACGCATGAGAGTGGCTACAAGATGGTTGACTACGGCATGGTGCGCTAATGTCCCTGCAAAACATATCCACGTTTACAAATGATTCAGCAGAGAAGCAAGCCCTAGACCGTCAAAGACAGCTTGCATTGCTGTTACAGAACCAGTCCATGCAACCGATAGAGGGCGCGTCTTCTAACGGTATACAGGCCCCAATAAGTCCACTACAGGGCCTTGCAAAGATGCTGCAAGCTTATGTAGGTACGCGTATGAATGACAGCCTTGACCAGAAGCATAAAGAACTATCAGACAAAAACAATCAAGCGCTTATCCAAGGTCTATCCCAATACCAAAACACGTTAAACGGGACTCCTGCGGTGGAAGGCAAGCCTGAAGTTCCTGCGATGCCTGAACGTCCTTACTCGCCCCAGATCGGCACGACGATGCCGTTGGCTCCGACTCCTTCCAATATCCAGCCAGAGCAGCCCATCATGCAGCCGGCGCAACAGGGCCAGCCTGCAATCCCTTCCCAACCAGCAGTGCCGGGGGATAGACAGGCTGCAATGGCTCAATTGCTTGCTTCTAGCCATCCTTTGTTGCAACAACTCGGAGCGCAGCAAATCGCGGCTGAGCCTGAAAGACAGCAGCGCATGGATGAATTTGCCCTTAAGAGACAAGACACTCAGGAACAAAGAGACCAGCAGGCGAAACAATTCCAGATGCAACTGGCAGCTCAGGAACAGGCCAGAAGGGAGCAGTTGGAGAGCCGCAAGGAACTCGCCATGCAAGCAGACCAGACGAGGCGCGACCTTGCAGCTCAATCCGATGCTACCCGCCGCGACATGATGACCATGGCTAACGCGCAAAAGCAGCAACAGAACGTGCCTAAGCTGCCAACTCCGGCCCTAAAACTGCAACAGGAAGAGCTTGATGCGATTGGAACAGCGGACGCCATTAAGTCCGATCTGGGGGCCATCAGGAATCAGATAGACACAGGAAAGTTAAAGTTGGGAGTGGCAAGCAATCTTGGAGCAAAGGCGCGTAACTTCGCCGGAATGTCGGATGAGAATAGCAGGAATTTTCAATCATTCCAATCAACCTTGGAAAAGCTGCGTAACGACTCACTGAGACTCAATAAAGGCGTACAGACGGAAGGAGACGCACAGAGGGCGTGGAATGAGTTGATAGCTAATATCAATGACCCTAACGTGGTTAGGCAACGTCTTACCGAGATACAGAAGATCAACGATAGGGCGGCGAATCTTAGAAAAAACAACGTTGATGTAATTCGCTCCAACTTTGGACTCGATCCTCTTGATGTGTCTGCCTACCAGAATCAACCTCCCGCAGTCGGTAGTCAAGGATCTCCAAACATTGAAGCAATCCTGAACAAATATAAATAGGGGTAATCATGGCAATAGGGCAGATAAGTTATCAAAACCAGTCAACAGGTAATTTAGAGGCACAAACCGGGATATCGGGATCTGCCAATATGATAAATACCGCCATCGAGCCGGGGCATGACTCCACATTTAACCGCACATGGGGCGGCGGCATGGCTAAGTCGGTCAGCCTTTCCGCTGACGGGCAAATAGGGATTGCGGGACCGTGTATTTACTATGGATGTATCGTTACGTCAGCTTTAGGCGCCGGGGTTATTAATATACGTGATGCGACAGCAGCAGGAACTGGGACTATCGTTGATATAGTGGCCGCATCCGCCGCCGCTGGAGTTGAAAAAGCGCGTCCTTTCGGGGTTTATTGTGCTAGTGGAGCATATGCTGATTTTGCCAGCACAGGAACGGTGACGTTCTTCTATCAGCAGCTATGACTGATCGTTATTTTGATTCTGTCAACGGGAGCGATAGCAATGACGGATTGACTCCCGCCACAGCAAAAAAAAGTTACGATGCGTATGCTCAAGGGTCAATGACTGCCGGGGATACATACTATCTGAAGCGTGGGGCGACTCAAGTTATCGTCACGGCTAATACTCAAGCAAAAGCGGGGAATAGCAGTTTGGTCCGCACGAAATACAAGGCTTATGGAGAAGCTCAGGTGCCATATGCGATTATGACGCCTGCCGCCACTCCTGCTAGCGATTTCATTTTAAATGTCTCAGGAAGAAGTTATATCGATTTCGAAGATATCTATTTTGATGCCCTGGGATTGACCAGCTATACACTATACATGCTGGCCAGCGGTGCCACAGCCAATTCTTACCATAAGATTTCAAGATGTTTTTTTACCGGAGCTAAGGCAGGCGCAACCAGCGGAAGCGGACTTACTATAGGCGGAACCACAACCTCGACAGGGGATACAGGATATTACCTGATAGAAGATTGCGTATTCTTCAACAACCCGGTCCATGGCTTTATTCCGAACGGGGCGCATGACATAGTGGTCCGCAGATGTAAGTTTTACGGTAATGGATTTAACGCGCCCACTGGAGGACATGGATTTTCCAGCAAATACAGGTTGCAGGAATTTACGTCTTCGGGGTGGACGAATACCAGCGGTACGATATGGTCACTAGCATTACAGTCATACCAAACCGATGTTTATTACGTCAAGACAGGTGTTACAGGGTATGGCCGGCTCGACAAGAACACGAGCACACCGACCGCCCCTTCTGTCGGGCAGTTTGGCGTAAGCGGAGGCAGTCTTTACATAAATGTCGGATCAACAAGCAATCCGGCATCGCAGAGCGTGCAGTACGCCTGGGGGAGATGTTATAACATGCTGGTGGAGGATTGCGAGGCATGGGGGAACATCAACGATCCAGCTTCTCCCTTCGTAGAAGGGCATGGTTTTGCCTTTGATAATTGGGCAGATGATTCTGTATTCCGCCGGAATAGATCATGGGGCAATGGAGGGGCGGGATTTTCTTGCAACCTTGGAGACCGGAACATTGTAGAGGCCAATATAGCCTATGAAAATCAGGCTTCAGGCATTGTCATGGCGTCCGCGCAGGGCATATTGGCGTATCACAATACCCTTATTAATAACAACCTTGGCCCTGTTGGCATCAAAAACAACGGCGAAATAGCTGTTTTCCCGAATTGCAAGAATGGGGAAATAACAAACAACATTCTCCAAGGAAGCGGACAATATGGTGTTGATATTTTCCCCGATGTAACAGGCTTTACAGGTAAGAATAATTGCATTTACGGCTACGATACTGCCGACCGCGCTTCCGTTCTCACCAATACGATAAGCGTTGATTCTGCTCTTGATTCTATGTTCAGGCCAACCACTGCGTCCATTAAAACAGGCGGCACTTTTATAGGCGGCGCTGATTATTACGGGGCAGAGTTCAGGGGAACGCCTCCCATTGGAGCGGTGATTACTTTTCCTGCAAGGCAGTTAGCAGCGAGGTCTACAGCATCAAGGCTGTCAGAAACCAGGCAATCGTCCAATAGGCGCAACGTGGCGGGATAATATGGCTGAACTCTCACAACTTGAAGCGGCTTTAGTCAAGGCTGATGCGGCTGGCAATACTGAGGATGCGCGAGCACTTGCTAATGAGATACGGCGTCTGCGCGGATCTCCAGAAAAGATGCAAGCCGCCCCTACTGACGGAGGATTTCAAGGCTCTGTTCTCGGCGGAATAGTCCAAGGCGGAAGGGATGTATTAGACGCTGGCGCGCAGGCGTTAAGTCATATTATGCCGGAAAGTGTAAGGAATGCTGTTAATTCTGCCAATAATTACCTTGCAGACAAAACGGGGCTTGTTGGCCGTTTGCCTGAAGGCGGGATCGATCAGAAGATCAAGGAGGATGAAGCGGCCTACCAGCAGGCCAGGGCGGCTTCGGGAAGAGATGGGATAGACGCATCTCGTATAACAGGGAATATTGCGGCGACTATCCCGATGGCTGGCATGAAAGGACTTCAGTTAGCCAGAGGCAAGGGGCTATTTGACGCAGGAAACATCGTTAGGGCAGGTATTCAAGGCGGCATAGCTGGCGCGTCTCAACCTGTGGTTAACGGGGATTTCGGAGAAGAGAAACTAAATCAAATAGGAACAGGGGCAGCTTTCGGCGCTGCCATGGCTCCCGTGGGCGCTGCTGTTGGGAAGGCTCTTTCTCCTAACGTCAATCCACAAGTCAAGGCTCTCATGGATCAGGGAGTGACACCTACTCCTGGGCAAATAATAGGCGGCGCACTCCAACGCGCAGAGGATAAGTTAATGTCTGTTCCTCTTCTTGGGGATGCCATCACAGCAGGCCGTAAGAGGGCCGTAGAGCAATTAAACCGTGCCGCCTATACTAGGGCATTGGAAGGAACGGGCGTCGATGCTAAGAGCCTGCCTGTAGGCCGTGAGGGTATTGCTGCGGTAAAGGAAGCGATAAGTAAACAGTATGATGATTTGCTTCCTAAACTGGTATTCAAGCCTGACTCTCAATTCTCGCAAGAGCTGTCAAAGATACAGCAGATGGCCTCAGGCATGGGGCAGAAAGAACAGGCTAAATTTCAATCTCTGCTGGATGACATAGCCAATAAAACGTCGCCCAATGGATCGATGATAGGGGAGACGTATAAAACCGTCGAATCGAAGCTATCTCAAGAAGCCAAGCGTTTCTCAGGTTCTAATGACGCCTATCAGCAAGAGCTAGGGCAGGCTATATCCGCTACCCTTGACTCTATGAAGTCAACACTTCTCAGGTCTAATCCAAAGTATGCAAAAGAGCTTGCTCAAGCCAATTCAAACTATGCCAACTATGTAAGATTGAGACAGGCTGGCGCTGCTGCGGGGGATCAATCCAGAGGATTCTCTCCGAGTCAGTTGGCTCAAGCTGTAAGAGGTTCGGACAAGAGCGTAGGTAAAGGGAATGTGGCGTCTGGGAAGGCTTTGATGCAGGATTTATCCGATGCAGGGGTGAATGTTCTTAACTCCAAATATCCAGACTCGGGTTCTATAGGAAGAGCATTATTAGCCGGTGGATTAGGTGCTAGTGCAATCGCAAATCCTGCTATAATAGGGGTTGGGGCCGCTGCATTGCCCTACACACCGTCAGGCCAGAGGATCATGGCTGCTTTACTTACGAAGCGTCCAGATTTTGCGAAACTTCTTGGCCCTAATGCCCAGAAACTTGCCCCACTCGTAGGGGCTTCTGTGGCTCAGCCTCTGCTTAAGTAAATCCCATAACACCTGAATTATCACGATGCAAGCCGCCGTGAGGGCTATGCGCGTCTGCTGTTCGTCATTCATAAGGAGATAAGAACTTGCCTAGAAACGGAAGTGGTATCTACAGCCTGCCTGCCGGTAATCCTGTCACATCTGGTACGCCGATAAGCTCCACGGTACAGAATAACACAACTTCCGATATTGCAACTGCATTAACTGGAAGTTTAGCTAGTGACGGGCAGACCGTGCCGACTGCTAATTTGCCCATGGGTGGATTCAAACATACCAACGCCGCAGACGGATCAAATCTTACTGATTATGCCACGGTAAAACAGGTTCAAAATTCATTCGGCATACAGCTAACTGGGGTTTCCGGATCAAACATTATAACAGGAACGGCTACTCCTGCCCCCGCAGCTTATGTTGCTGGGCAACGTTTCTCGTTTATTGCGGCATCGCCCAATGTCGGCGCAGCGACACTAAATATTAGTGGTCTTGGGGCGAAGTCCATAACCAAGAACGGGGCAACGGCGTTAGACGCGAACGATATATTAACCGGTGCTTTGATAGAGGTTGAATATGACGGTACGCGGTTCCAGATCATTAACCCTGCGACATTAGGACCATCTGGGGGAACCGTAACAGGCGCCGTGACTTTATCCAGCACCTTGAATGTGACTGGCGCGGCTGCATTGGCCAGCACTCTTGCAGTAACCGGAGTAGCCACATTCACTGCTGCTCCTGTGGGACCAACCCAAGCAGCGTCAGACAACTCCACCAAGCTTGCCACTACTGCTCACGTTCTTAGCCGCCTTCAGCGCGCGCCATCTTTCTCAGCGGGTAACGCTACCCAACAATCGTTAACAACTGGCGTAGCAGCAAAGATAACTTTAGGCACGGAGACGTACGACACTGGAGGGTATTTCGCATCAAGCCGGTTCACTCCATTGGTTCCTGGATATTACCAATTCAGCTATCGAGTCGGAATGATCGGAACCGCCATTACCGGCGCGTTTGCCATGCTGTATTACAACGGCGTGGAAGTGGACAGGGGGGCGCAAATTGCAATCCCTAGCGGAGCGGCGATGACAGAGTTTCATTCATCCGGTTCGTTTACTTTATTTATGAATGGTGCAACTGATTACGCAGAGCTTTATGCCCAAGCATCTGGAACATCTATGGTTGCTGACTATTCTCGTTTTTCTGGAACTATGGTGAGGCCCATATAATGGACTTGATTGATGTCACTCAAAACCCTTTTGCCGACGCGGTAAAAGTGAATTCTAATTTCGCCGCAGTGGCAGCAGCAATCGCCGCGCTCCCGGCGTCTTCTGGCTCGGTTCCTGGGTTTTTAAACGTCAAAGATTATGGGGCGCTAGGAGACGGAACTACGGACGATACCGCTGCAATCCTTGCAGGGTATGAGGCGGCTTGTCTTATCAAGGGAACGCTTCTTTTTCCATCAGGCACTTATGTTTGCTCCGGGATAGACCTGGGCGGCTCTCCGCACCGTGGATGCACCCTGCAGGGTGCGGCTTATGATGGTCGGGGGAATGGTTATCTGTCCAGCCGCATTCTTCTGAAGTCTGGATCAAATCGTCCTTTGTTCAAACTGCTTGCCGGGGATGCGCCGCACGCGATATTCAAAAACCTGCTTCTCGACGGCAATGACTCGCAGCAAACAGCCAATGAATACTTGGTCAAGGCTGACGACGATTTAACTACTACTTATCCCTACGGCTTCGTGATGGATAGCGTGCAGTTCGTGAATGGGCGCGGCGGTGGTCTTTACATCGGCAAGAGACGCGGGAACAATTCCCTGTCAAATCTGTTGTTCTATAACAACGGAAGCGGAAATTCCGGTCATGGCATGTACATCGACTCCTACGATGTGACTATGTATAGCGTAAACATAGGAGCGAGCTTCGGATATGGCATTTATGTCGCATCCTCTTCACAGCTTCAGTGCACCGCGGTAAACGCTTACGTTAACCAGCTTGGTGGTCTGTTCATCGGGGCTGGCGTGAATGACATGGTATTCATGAATGGCTCGATAGACCATAACGTGCGCTTCGGTATCGAGAGCGCAAAGCGCACAGCTACTGCGTATCCTGGGCGCCGTGTTTTTATTGGCACTCGATTCCTGGGAAACAGCAGTAGCGGCAACGGATGGTTCCCCGATGTAAAAATCCATGCTGGCGATACCGACTTTTGCTTCCTCGGATGCGAATTCATGGGATTCGATGGCGCGAATAAACCAGCTTATGCAATCCAATTCGAAGACGCTACCGCTACGGCAAAGATCGCTGCGTGTGGATTCGATACGGTAAGGCCGGGTTGGTCGCAGGCCGTGTCGAATTACATGGCGAATCTCATTCTCGATAATCGAATCAGCTAGCATCAAAAGTAATTTGATGAACTAGGCCGCTTTAAGCGGCTTTTTTATGCACATGATTTTGTATTAAGAGGAAGTGATATGGACTTAAGTTTCTTGCTTCAGGCAAGGCTAGAGGCTTTACAAAACAGTATCGATTTTTTAACCAGAAGGAGTGAATCAACTATGGCAACTTTGCAAGATGTGCAAGACAAAATCGCCGCGGAAAAAGCTCAAGTATCTGAGGCAATGGACAGCCTGAAAGCTCAAGTCCAAGCCCTGCAAGACCAACTTGCTAACGGAATAGTAGTCACTTCCGAGCAACTTGACGCATTGGCTGCGGCTGTTGATGGAATCTTTACTCCCGATGCTGCCCCGGTGGCCCCCGCTCCTGAAATCCCTGCTGAACCCGTTGGAGAGCCTCCGGTAGAAGGTGAGGCTGCGGCTTAATTTACCAGGGCCGCCCTTCGGGGCGGTTTTCCTATGACACGTTTCAGGAGGCTTCAAATGAGCATCAAAGATGAAATACAGAAAGGAGTAGATGCAGTACGCAATGCGGATGCTCGGGCCGATTCACTTCTGGACAAGGTTAAGAACTCCAACTGGACCGCAGCGATTCTATGCGTTGTTGGCGCCGCTGTGATTGTCCTGATGATGTTCGCGTGGCTCGTGGGGTAAGTGATGACTTGTGATGAAAAAGGGGAAGAGAAACCTCGTAGGGGTCCATCGAACCTCACGATTTCGTGGAGCGGAATAATCGCTGTCGCTGGCCTGCTTGCATCGGGCGTGGCCACCTATAACACCGTGCAGAACGACATCTCCAGCATTAAGCGCGGAGAGCAGTATCAGCAAGAAACGAATCAGCGCCTGGGTGATGAAATCAAGGCAGCGCGTGCTGAGCATCGCGAGACCATGAGGGAGTTCAACGAGAAGCTTGACAGGATTATCCAGCATTGGCCGAGAGGAGGCAGATGATGCGTTACGCATTTTTAATCGCCGCCACCGTTCTGGCGGCTTGCGCCGAACCACCGATTAATAAGTCAATACCGGTTTCCCCGACTATTGATATTGCTGCTCCGCGGGAAACCCAGAAACCAAAGGAGCACAAACCTCAGGCTCCTAAGGCGACTCCTGCGCCACCGGTGCCTGCCACTCATCCCTGCGCCGGCATAGACACTGGCGATCATGAGAGCGATGTCCGGGCAAAGCTGGAGTGTCTGGAACAACATGGATGATCTGGACCGCGCCTCTGAGCGTGAGGAATTGGAAAGGGCGGTAGCGGCCAGAATTAGGAGGTCGGTACCAAAACATCGCGGCTTCTGCCTGAACTGTGATGAGCCGACCGCTGGCGCCTTTTGTGATGCAGGTTGCCGGGAAGATTATGAGATGCATGAGCGGTCCAGAGTCAGGAATGGCCTGAGACGAATTGAGGAAGAAGAATGAACTAGCCGCGCGCGCAAAACAGGTCATATTTTTCAAATTAATAAGATAAATATCGTTTTATCAATAACTTAATCGCGCGCGCATCTTTGGAGTTATATGAACTTAGTTTGGAACTGGAAAGACGTTTTGAAGGAAGCGTGGAGCGTCAAGCTCGGCGCTGTGTCGGCACTGCTCGGAGCGTTTCAGCAAGCCATGACGCTACTACCCCCTGGACTGTTCGGCTTATCCCCTGAGGCTTGGGCTGCCGTGGGAACAGTGATCGGCGCGTTGAGTGTGCTGTTCGCCGCCCTGGTTGCTCCTGCAAGACTCATCGATCAAGGGCTGGCTAAGTGATCAAGCTAAACCCGAATCAGGTTCGTGCCTCGGTCTCCACGATGGTGCTGGCCGCCTCCACCCTGGTAGGAATTGCGGTCCATGAGGGTTACCGGGAGGAGGCCTACATTCCCGTACCCGGCGACGTGCCAACCATCGGATTCGGCTCCACCGCCGGCGTCAGGATGGGCGACAAAACCACGCCCACGCGCTCGCTGGTGAGGCTGCTGGATGAGATCGAGGGAGTCTATGCCGCCGGGGTCAGGCGTTGCGTTACAGTGCCGCTATACCAGTACGAGTACGAAGCCTACGTGCGGCTGGCCTACAGTGTCGGCGTTCCCACGTTCTGCCGCAAGGCCGCACCCGGTAAACCACCCAATCTGATCGATCTGATCAATTCCGGCCGGTATGCCGAAGCATGCGCGCGCATCGAGGCATTCAAATATGGGCCCGGCAGAAAGGTGCTGCCCGGCCTGGTGAAAAGGCGGGCCGAGGAGCGGGCAATATGCGAAGGCAGGAAATCCTCCGGGGATGCCGTGCCTCCCGCGCCCCCCGTACCCTTGGCCGGGGATGAGGCCGGCAGCAAGGTTTCGCCCGGATGACCGCATTCCGTATCGCCGGGTTTTCCGGATTGGTGCCGCGCCTGGCAAAACAGCTGCTGGCGCCGAACCAGGCGCAGGTGGCGACCAACTGCAGGCTTACTTCCGGTGATCTCCGTCCCCGGAACGGTCTCCTGCCGGTGTATATGCCGGCCGTCGAAGGCGACATCGTATCCCTGTTTCGCATGGAGAAGGAAGACAATGGAAAATGGCTTGCCTGGGACAAGGATGTGGACGTGGCGCGCTCGCCCATTGCGGATAATGTATCCCGGCGCTTTTACTATACAGGGGATGGCGAGCCGCGCGTGTCGGATTATGACATGGCAACCGCAGGCACGGGACCTTACCCGTCCGGCTGCTACGTATTGGGGGTAACGCCGCCGAAGACGGCGCCTGCGGTCCTCCCGGCAGAGGGCCCCGGCGCCGGAGGAATGGTGACTTCTCGCGCCTATGTCTACACCTTCGTCACCCAATGGGGCGAAGAGTCGAAGCCGTCTCCTCCATCTTCCGCAATCAGCGGGGGCGATAACGGTAGCTGGATATTGTCAGTCATGGATGGCGCTCCGCCGAATTCGGGAACCCTGGCAGATGCGGTGGCGGATTCGCCGCTCCCGGGCCAGGCTGAGGTCGCGCTCGATACGGTTTTCGGCCTGCGCGCCGGTGAAGAAATCCAGTTTGCGTCGGTGGTTGGCATGACTGACCTGAATGGCAGGTTCCGGATTGCGGGGGTGGATACGGCCGCAAAGAAGATAACGGTGGCGCTCGCGACCAGCCAGGCATACTCGGGTGGAGGGACCTGGGCCCGCGTGGCGCCGCATAACACATCAGGCATGAGCAAGCGCATCTACCGGACTGTCACTGCCTCGAGCGATACGGAATATCACTATGTAGCCACTATCCCCGCGGCAGCTTCCACCTTCAATGACACTGTTACCGACGGTGAGGTGGCGCTGGCGGAAATTCTGCCCTCCGCCGCATGGGAAATGCCGCCGGCCGGCATGCAGGGCATCATCATCTTGGCCAACGGCATCGCGGCTGGCTTTGCGGGCAACGAAGTATTTTTCTCCGAACCCTTCAAACCCTATGCCTGGCCGGTCGCCTACCGCCAGACCTACGACCAGGATATCGTGGCGATAGCGGTGAATGGCACTACCCTGGTAGGCATGACGACTGGAAATCCGTTCACCATTACCGGCGTGGAACCGGCAACGATGGGTGGCGGCATGGAAAAGCTCGGGGTGGCGTGGCCATGCATGGCCAAGCGCGGCGTCGCAAATTTTGCGTTCGGTGTCGGCTATCCCGCGCCGCAAGGCATGGTGATCATCGGGACGGCCGCCGGAACGAGCGATATCGTCACCAAGGATTTATTCACCCAAAGCGAGTGGTCGGCACTGAACCCGGGCACATTCATCGCCGCCGCTGCGGATAACCGGTATTACGCCGGTTATTCGGCTGATGGCGGTTCGCTCATGTTCGTGATCGACAAGGCGGAGAGCGCCTCGTTTCTGAAGGTAAACCAGAAAATCACCGCCATATGGGCGGACCCGGCCACAGGCAAGCTGTATGTAGCGGCGGACCGGAAGATATATGAATGGGAAGGGGATGCCGGGACAAAATTGATCTACGAGTGGAAGAGCAGGAAATTCGTTACCGCGCCCCCTCTCAATTATGGCGCAGCCAGGATCGACGCGGATTTCGAGATGTCCGAGGAGGAAGTGGCTTTGGCACGGAGCGCAAATGAGAGCGCCGTGGCCGCCAACCATGCGCTGGCTGTTTCCGGCGCGATGGATGACGGACTGGCCGATTCAGCAGCGGGAGAGCATGAGATAGGAGGCGATGCGATGAGTCCGATTCCACCGTTGTGGCTTGATTCGCTGCAATTTCAGCTATGGATCGACGACACTTTGAAATTCAGCAAACAGATTGGCAGCAGCCGCGCTTTCCGCCTGCCAGGCGGCTACAAGGCCGATAACGTGGAAATCGTGCTGTCGGGCAATGTGAAGGTGTCTGCGGTGACACTGGCGGAAACCATGGATGGGTTAAGACAGGCCTGAGGCTCGGGCGGGCCGGGCCAGGCGGGTCCGGATAGCCAAGTTCGCTGCAGGATGGATTCAGGTTGATGGATTTATCGGTTCGCACCCGGGAAACCAGGACAACCAGGCGGAAACCAGAGGACTAGAGGAGACATGAAATGGCAAAATATGCACACGCGGACGTGCTGGACGGGGGGTTGAATGCGATCAGGAGCGGCAGCCTGCGCATGCTGCTGCTCAAGACGTATGCCGCGGGCGACAGCTATGCAACGGTAACCGGCAATGCCATATGCACCGTCGCGATGGGAAGCGATGACTTCACCCTCTCGGGGGCCGATGGCGCGGCGCGCGTCCTGGCTACGGCTGCCAAGAGCGCAACGGCGGCGGCCAGCTCGGGCGCGGCGCCGGATTTGCACATCGCGTTCACCGACAACGCCAGCAGGGTGCTATGGGTCACCGATGAAACGTCGGACCAGGTCGTCACCGGCGGCAACACGGTCGTATTTCCGTCCATCACCTACACCAGCTCCCAGCCTTCATGAAGAACCGGACGGGAGACAGATCATGGCATTGACGAAAACCGCGCGCACGCTCGTGGCGAACGGACCCAATCCTCCTGGTGGCACGACGCGCGGCACACTGGACCTCAATGCGGTGCAGGGCCCCAGCAGGCTTACCCTGAGCATAGCCAATGGCGCCATCGGCCCTGCCACGCAATGCACGGCGCGGGTATTGATCGCGCACAGCGCGACCCTGCCGCCTCCCGGCAGTGCGGGGCCGAGCTGGAAAACGCTTTTCCCGGCGGTTGGACCCGGCATCGCGGCGAATGCGGCGTTGGGCTGGACCTATCCCATCGGCCGGGAGATCATGTGCCTGGAGGTCGAATTCACGGGCAATACGGGACAGGCGGTTACCGTCGAGGCATATCTCAGCGAACTGACGACGGTAGCCTGAATATTCCTCCGAAGATATTTGACAAATGCTGACCAATCAGCCGCTGTATCCGGCCGCGCCTGATACGACGCATCTCGCGCTTGCGGGAGTCTCGGCATCGATCATCGCCGCGGGCGATCCAAGCGGATGGATGAGGAATGCAGGGAGCAGGATAAGCGCCCCGGCTTTGAACGGGGCCATTGCCCTGGACACAACCGCGCTGGGCAACGCGCTCGTGTTCGATGGCACGAGCACCTATTTGAGCTATGGCGCGGCGAATATCCCCGCAGCGGAATTCACCGTGCTGTTCGGTGGAATTTTCGACTCTTTCGATAATTACCGGGGTGTCGCCGACTGCACGGTAAACGGGGCAAGCGGCTGGAATATATTCCAGACAGCAGGCGGGGGCTTATGGTTCTCGGTCAATGGGTACGCAGGCAGCCTGCTTTCCTCCGGCTGGCCGACGGGCACGGTGGTGCACGGCGCATTGCGAAACAGGAACGGGGCAACGTGCGACTGGTTTCGCGACGGCGTCAATATCGCGAGCGCCTCGGGAAAAAACCCGGGCGCCGTGACGAATCCGCTATGGATAGGAAACCAGAGGGGAAGCGGACTGCCCTTTTTATTGGGCAGGTTTGCCTATTTCTATCTCCTGGACAAATACCTGGATGACTTGTCGATAGCGGCCATCGCGGCAAATCCGTGGCAACTTTTCCAGCCGGAAGGAGAAGATGCCTGGGTGCCTTCGAACGAACGCGGCCTGTCCGCCACCGGCCCGGTCCAGAAAAATGCTTCTGGCATTGCTGGGATAGGCCAGGTACAGCCGCTTGCACCTGCTGCGTCTGCACAAATCCAGGCCACCGGCGAGGAGGCAGTCGCGCAGAGCCACATGCTTGCTGGGGCCGCTTCCGCACAAGGCAATCTCGGCGTCTCAATGCCGGCCTTGCAGGGCCATTCGCTCCTGCCGGTTCCGGCAACCCAGGCAAACAGGGGCGAAGCTGGCGAAGTGGAGCTCGTCGCCGCATCCGGGCTCCTGGTTGCAGGCTCGATGCAGCGCAATACGGTCAGTACGACGGCCGTGATAATGCAGAAGCATTTGCTGGCGGTACCATCCTGGTCGATGCAGGGCAATGCGAGTGGCGCCGGCCTCATGCTTTCGACGCATTACCTGATCACTGCAAATCCGGCCCAGGCCAATACCTGCGGAGCAGCCATCATAGGTGAAACGTTCCTGCTGGCCGTTGCTGCATCGCGTCAATCCAATCGTGCGCAAGCAGCGGCGATGGCCGGCGCGATGATCGAATCCGCGCTGGCGAGAGGCCATGTCCAGCAAATGCGCATCAAAAAGCCCGGCATACCCAACGGTACTCCCGAGTGGCTGAAAACAATGATGGAAATACTGACCGGGCGGCGGGGAAACCGGATCGAGGCGCCAAAATTCCAGCAGCTTACCTTTTCACCGACTCCGACACAGGCGGAATGCGAGGCGCTGTACTCCTATACCAATGCGGTACGCACCGCGCTGGAGCAGGTGATTGCCCGCACGGACGGATGATGCCGAGTCGGGCAGGGCGGCACCGCCATCGCCTGTCCGCATTCCATTGCGCAAAACCGGTATTGCGCCTGCAAGCCGCTTGCCAGTGATTCAGAGATTCCCGGACATGATGAATGAATAATACGCTGGTGGCATTGCTCGCAGCGAACATGGGAGCCACCCTGACATCCGAGTTCGCCGCCGACATCTGCATCGCCGCTGAATGCCTCGACAGGCTCGCGCCAAGAGAAAGTATCGCGCTGATTCGGCCGGAGAAATGCGGGGATTTCGTGTTCTCGCGGGAACGGATCGCGGATATCGGGGAAGAGATCAGGCCGCTACACCGGGCGCATTGGGATGAAACCGAGGGGCATCGGCATGGGCTGCCATTCGATCCGGATTACGCGACATTTATCCGTTATGAGCATGCCGGGCGCTATCTCCTTTTTACCGTGAGAAAGGAAAACAGGCTGTGCGGAAACTGCGCCATGTACCTGGATCGGAGCGCGCATACGCAAACCCTCCTTGCGACCGAAGATACGCTTTACCTGCTGCCGGTGGCCCGCACAGGCAGGGTGGCAAGATGTTTCGTCGGCTATGTGGAAAATGCCATGCGGCTGCTTGGCGCGAGCGAAATCCATATCACTGTCAAGACAGTCAACAAGGCAGGAAGATTTTTGCGGATGCTGGGCTACAGCCATGTCGAAAATGGACTGGCCAAAATACTGGAGACTGAAAAATGTGCAGCGCCAAACCCCCGAAACCCGATCCGCTCATAGGCCAGGCGGCAAAACAGAATGCCGATATCGCCCAGCAGCAGCTCGAAGCAGCGCAACAGCAACTGGCATGGGAGAAAGAAAGGGCGGCGGTACAGGATCCGTTGATCCGGCAGATCGTGGACCAGCAGATCGGCCTGGGCGACGCCAACGCCAGCCGGGCGGAATCCCAGTGGCAAATCTACCGCGATCTTTTCGCGCCAGTGGAAACCCGCATGGTCAAGGATGCCAATGAGTATGATTCACCCGAACGCAAGGAAAGAATGGCGGCGGAAGCCGCGGCCGACATTGCGCGCGGATACCATGGCGCGCTGGAGTCCAGCCAGCGGGCCATGGAACGCCTGGGGGTCAATCCAAATTCGGGACGATTCCAGGCATTGTCCGGCGACATCAGCCTGGGGCTTGCCAGGGATACCGCCGGGGCGATGAACAAGGCCCGCCGGAATACTGAATTGCAGGGCATGGCCATGCGTGAAAGCGCGGCAAAGTTTGGCCGGAACATGCCGACCACGGGAATTGCCGCGGATGCCGCCGCCCTCAATGCCGGGAACTCGGCCACCGGGAACATGACAGCCGGCACGACGCTGCATAACGCAGGACTCAATGCCGCGCAGGACTGGTTTGGAGGAGCCGCAAGCGCCAATACCGCCGGGGGCAATCTCGCACTGGGGCAATACAACGCGCAGCTCGACGCATGGGCGAAGCAGCAGCAGGCAAATGCGCTGTCCGCTGCCGGGCTGGGCAGCCTGGCAGGGCAATTGGGCAGCGCCTATATCGGCAGGCCGAAATAATCGGTCCGAAAACGGCAAATGGGAGGGAAGGGCTTCATGTTTAATTTCGGCACTTTTGCAGGCGGGCTGGCGGAGGGCCTGCGCAGCGGAGGGGAAATGGAGACCAGGCGCAAGACGGCTGAGCGCCTGGCAAAAGCAGACGAACGGGATGCGCAGATGCACGAGGCGAGCATGGACAAAGCCCGTTTCAAGCAAGACAGGCGGGAACGACTGCGGGCCGCCAACGATGAAATCGTGAGCGCCTGGGAGCCGGGGGAATCAGGATTTGCCGCCGGAAACTCCCCCGCATCAGCGGCTGGTTTGTCCAGCCCGGGCGGATTTCAGCCGGAACTTCCTGCTGCCGCTTCCGTACCGTTCCCCCGAACTGACAGCCTACCCGAAATGCGGCCCAATAGAATTGGCAGTCCCGGCGCTGGCCTCGTGGAACGTTACAGGCGCAATGCGGGACTGCGCGCATTGGCGGACATGCCCGCCGATGAAACGATCGCCCGCCGCATGCTGACGGGCAACCTGCTGGAAGATTCGGATGAACTTACGCGCATGGCCAACATCTACAGGAAGCACGGCCTCATCGAGGAAATGGCCCCATGGATGAACAAGGCGTGGGAAGCAAAGAAAAAGCGTATTCCGGATGCACTGCGCTTTCTTTTGACGGGCGATGCGCACGCCGCGAGAAAAGCCCTGGAAAAAGGGGGCATAAGACTGGCTGATGATCCTATGCCAATAAAGCAAAATGGTCTTATCAGTCCGCAGTGGCAGCTCAGGTTCGAGGATGGCAAGCAGCAGGATATCGATCTGAGGGAGTTGGCTGGCAGATTTTTCCCTTCATCGATATTCAAACCATACTATTGA